TCGAAATACCAAGTCGTCTAGCCTTCGGAACAATATTCCGATTTGTCCATTCCGAATCAAGGCGAAGCTGATAAGGGTTGAGAATAAAATCAACATCCCTACCTTGCTTGTCGGGAATGCGAAAAATGGATTCGATGATGATGCGTTCTTGGGACATTATGAAATTGGCGGTCCGATAAAATCCAATGGGAGCCAATGCGTATAATATTTCATCGGCAAATCCATTGCCCCAGTCCAGACAAATCCATTTTTATGCGAAGATACCTGTCCGATAGTAATTGTCGGTTTTTGTTTAAGCAACTTCTCCCCGTCACCGACCCACCAAAGAAAAACGGTTTTATCTAATGGTGCTGTAGAAATAGGACGCCAAGGCGGAGAAACGCCGTCGCTTCGTTCTTGCGTCATTTTGGTGCAATCCATTTCAATATCGTTTCTCCTTTATATGCAGCATCCCAAATAAACCAAGCAAATGCCATTGTGCCGGAACCGCCAGTGATTTTACCTTCGGGATACATTGTAATGCGTTTGCTGAATACTAATACTCTTGCTGGTGGTGTTATTGAGAATATCTCATTATATCGAGCTTGACTTTCTAAAAACGCCAAGCGAAGCAACATCGCGACTTTAGGCGCTTTTTTAAGCGCCGATGTAACAAACCAATCAGCTATGCTGAATGGCGGATTGGTAATAATATTGTCGGCGGTTCTACTATCTTTAAGAAAATTGATTCCTGCAATTCCAAACCCGAAGTCGTTTACATCACACGAAATTACGTCATATCCTTTTGATAAAAGAACCTTTGAAATAGCACCGGAACCACAAGCAGGTTCTAATATGGTTCCGTTAAATGGCTCATTTTCTAAAAGCGAAAGCGTAACCCATTTAGGAGTTGGGTAGAATTCTGCTCCTCTAGCATCAATCATGCCCACCCCTCAATCGACACATTCCCGGCCGCAGTTGTGAAGATTGAAATAACATCTCCAACAGTGACGGAGAAGAAGCGGGGATAGTTGACTGAAACGAAGAGAGAACCAATGCCGGTTGAAACATTCCCGCTCGGAATAGCGGCGGTTCCGCCATTCGTCTGAATCCAAAGATTCACATCGCCTGAAATGCTAATCTTCGAAACGCCGGCCGGAACTGTATATGAATTCGCCGCTGCGCCGGAAGTATGTAAATTATCAACCCACTTCGGAAGGACGTGGTAATCCGGCAGCACCTTCCCCTCGTTCCTCGCCGCCGGAATGTCCGTCACTACTGATGCTGTTGCTGCCATTGGAGTTTCCCGTATTTACATTGACATTGACTTGAACGGCATTGACGAGCCGTTGAACGACATCTTCTAGGGATGCACTCTCAGCGCCGCCGCCTTTCTTCTCAAAATATCCATGCGCCTTAAGCCACTTATCGGCGGCGGAAAGGCGCACATCTATATCTTGATCGAAATCAAGCGCATCGGAGATTGCATCAATCGCCTTCCCTTTCAAAGCGAGAAAGCGAATATCTAATTCATCAATCTTAGCCTTGGCATGTGCTTTGATAAGAGGATCATTCAAAATCTGGGAAACACGCTGCTCTGTTATTCCCATATTCCGAGCAATCATCGTATTAGGAACGCCATTCATATGAAGTTGTAGAATTACTTCATACTTCGGTCGAAGCCGCTTCAACGGCATCGTTCCATTGGCATTCCTATAACCTGTTGCTTTCTGCAACAGATACTCTTGATGCCGCTCCTCACTTGTCGTCTTTAATGTATAAACCACTATCTCGCTCCACGGGGGCGGCAGATATAAACTGAAAATTGCCCCGGAATTGAATTCACAATACTAGAACGAACATAAGTGTTAGGAACGCGGATAGAATAATCATACCAACGCGTAACTTCGCAAGCCGCATATTCCCAATTCTTCGTTCCAAGCACTTTCTGCAAAACAGGGAAATAAAGGTTGCTGATTTGGTTAAAAGCAACCTCAGTGTGTTTTAGTTTGATTTCACATATTATAACCTTACCTCGTTCAAGATCGAATAAAATTCCATCTGGTTGGCAATAGCGCCTTTGTCGCGAATAGCCGTCGAAGTAGGAAAACCAGGGCGCAGGGAGATATGAAACGCCGAACCTCTCACATAAATCTCGCTGCACGCAATATTCATATCGAAGCCCCCGCTGCTGCGCGGCGGTTGGCTTTTTTCCGCTCTTTGGGAAAGCGGAACTTGGCGGAGCCGGGATCAAAAAGGCATCGAGGGGTTCTATCCGACGAAGATAATCTGTCATTCAATGCAAGCTCCTCCGCCCTCGCGGGGGCGAGCCGGGCCAAATCGGAAATCATGAGAAAGGAAAGCGTATCCATTGGAATGAACTACATAAATGCCTTCTCTCAATATAGGATAGAATAGCGAGAAAAGCAAGGAACGCTGCGAAGCGGGCAAGAAAAAGCCCCGCCGGAGCGGGGCTAGGATAGGGAGGATTAGCATGGATACTGTACCAAAAGCGCGAAGCGCTGTAAAGCGGAGCTTAAATACTTTAGTTTTCCTTGAACTGCGAGGGTTTGGAAGGTCACTTATATAAAGCCGACACCCCCGCCGGGGGCTAGGGCCGGCGGGCATGGAACAACTACTAATCGTATCGTTGCATAAACATCACGCCATTACTAGATCGCCGCCCGCTTCCGCCATAGGCAATGGCGGTAACTTCTGCCCTGGCGAGCGGCAGATATATGCGACTGCCTTCCATCAACATCACTACGTGGCGTCGGTTTTTCATCAATCGATTCGGCCAACATAAAAAGAAACGGCGAGCCGAAGCCCGCCGCTCTTTTGAATTACAGTAGCGATTAGAAATCGAGTGAAATCGCCGGCTGTTTCTTGGCTGCCTTCGCCGCTTCCTTCGCGCGATCCGCTGCCATACGAGCGAGAACAACAGCAACTTGAGGATGCTTGCGAAGCGCGGCCTTCTCCTTCCGTCCCATGCTCGAAAGCCGTTCCTCAACCACGTGCGTCGGTTTTGAAGTGACTTCGGCGAGAGCAAGAACAAGTTCCTTTGGCTCTTTCTCACTCTTCTCGCGCCCTGGCTTCCACTCGCCAGCCTTGAGCGCAGCAATTGCCTTTTTCGTCGCTTCCTGCGGATCAGCGGCCTTGGCATATGCCTGTCCAACGATCCGAGAAACCCCAACACATTCCAAATTGACGCGCGTGGTGTCCGGGAGTTCCGACACATTCAATGCGATTTCGTCGCCATTGGCGAACTTGAATGTCACGGCGCCATCGCCGTTGATATGCGCTCGCGCCACACTCCGGCGCTTACCCTTATCGGCCATTTTGAAATTTCCTTTCAGGTTTGAATCAGACAGACAAAACACTCTATATATACGCGCTCGCGCGGCGAATTGCAATGGGAATTTTTGGGTTGTAGTTCCGGGCGGAAGTCCGTTTGACGGTTTGGCTTGGCACATAGACTGCCAAACTCGCTGAATGCGAGGGGGGCATCTCTAATTTAGGGGGTGTACTTCTCGTTGGTATACAAAATTTTTTATTCCTTAAACCAGACCAAAACCCCCTTACCGATACATCACCCCTTCGCTTACGGCGAGTTTAGCAGTTTATGTGACCCACAAGCAGGTCAAACCATTTTTCTCATTTTACCGCTTGACGGGCTTCGCCCGCTGCCCTATATATAAAGTGTGTTCAGCCGCTCACGCGGCATTCGGAAGGAGCAAAGGGATATGGATATGAGCAAGGCCGCGATGCCAGCACGCTATGGCAGAGTCACAAAGGCAGATGAAGCGCACCCGCTATTCCCGCTCTATCGCCAATATCGTAGCAGCATGTCGCGGTTGATGGTTGATAGCAGCGATTTCCGCGATTGGCTCGGCCAATATGAACAAGAGCTAGTAAGCGTCGAATTCTCTAAACACCCGCGCATGTCCGAGTTCCTTCAATGGATGAAGGTCAATCAAGGCGGTGCGCGCAAATGTCCCGCAGGCGCATTCCCTCACAATTTCAAGTTCTGGCTAGAGGGAGGCCGCTGGTAACGCCAACGCCACAACTCACTTAAGCCCGCATGGATGATCCCAGCGGGCTTAAGGCAGTGAGAGACCATCAATTCTGGTACTCGGAAGGAGCAACCAACATGGACCCCAACAGCATCTCTTATCACTGGCCGCAACTCCTCCTTATCATCGCTGTTGGCGCGATTTTTGTGATTGCATCCCTGACTTGAAATTGGAAAGAGGAGGGTTGAGCCATGGAATACATTCTTTTCATGATCCTCCTCGCCTTCATCGGCGGGCATATTATTCAGAAGAATTGGATTGATGGGGAATAGCGCAGCGCGAAAGCGCGGCGTATCACTACTAGTCCTTCATCCCATTTTCATCAAGGATATTCAAAATGCCCGACGGAATTTTAGAACCAACTTCATTAACTAGAGAAGCTTGGCTTGAGCTTTCTATCGAAAAGCTCCCTCATTGCCCCGAGCATGGGGAAATGGAGATTGCATCATGACCAACAGCGAGCGCAGCGAGGACGGAATTGCTCGCATTGACCATATCACTGCCCGCAAACGGCTTACCGCTCGTTTCTATGATCAAAAACGTAAGTTTCCTGGAATGACGGTTCGATTAGACGATTACGTACAACAGAATTTATGGGCCGTTATGAATTTCGATTTATTGAAGGATTACGACGAGAATTATAAGAGGGGAATTTAATCAATGTCTCGCCCGCCGCAACGAAGTGACTATCGCCATTTCCCGCAAGAATACTTTGACTTGCTCGACCGCTTCGATTCCACCGGAACCGTCACCATTTCTGGCATAACCCGGAAGGAAGCAGTTTCAATGAGGAATGGATTATACTATTTCTTCAACTTCCTCCGGAACGCATATGAGATTGATGAATATGCAAGGCGATATTCCGATATCGCGCGGAAGGCTGTTATTCGGATCACGCCAACCAGCGGCCCTGGCGATGCGCCAGCGCAATTCGAAATTGCAACAAATCCCGTCGTTTCATTCTTTGAACGCGGAACCAAAACCGATTAGCCTTGTCTAACGAATGACATATATGGGAGTCGATTAGCTATGACATTCTCACAAATCGCGGACCTTTTCATAAAATCTCGCACTCCCGCCCCGCGGGATATCCATCGAATAGGACGCCTATCTACGTGCCTCGGCTTCGGCGATCTTGACGTTTCGATCATCAAGCCTATTCATGTCTATCAAGCAGCGCACGCGCTCTATCCGAATTGCAGCAATGAAACAAAAAATCGAGAATGTCTCGCAATGGCATCTGTTGTTCTCAACTTCGCCGCTGAGAATGATATTCGCCCACCTTTTCGGTTAAAACGCTTCAAACAGCGCGAACCGGAAACTCGCCGCCCCGCCGATGGCGTGCGGGAATTACTTCTCAAAAGCACTTACGGGAAGCATCATCTTCTCCTTGCCATCATCTTCTATCAAGGCTGGCGCATTTCTGAAACTCTCGGCTTGCAGGGCGAGCACATTGATTTACAGCAACGGACTCTTTCCATTTATATAAAGAAAGTTCAGAAGTGGAAAACCGTCCCGATGCATCAAGCTGTTTTCGCTGCAATGCAAGACGTGCAGATTCAGCGTGGGAATATATTCCCCTGGGAAACGCGGCAAGGGGTTTATAAGTGGTTATCGCCGCTCTGTGAGCGGCTCGGGGTACGCTTCACGCCCCACATGGCCCGCCACGCCTTCGGGAGTGCCCTGCACGAGCAGGCGCACGCCACCACGCGCGATATACGTGACCTAGGCACCTGGACTAGCGAGCGCTCCGTATCGCGCTACGTGACCCCCACTGCTGCGCACATTCGCGGCCTACTCGATCGCTTGACAATCGAGCCGGTATAGACTAAAGTGTTAGCTGTTCATCATTAATCCCCGCCATGGGCGATGGCGCTATCACTCTGATTAACAAGAGCATTTACCACAAATGACTAGCTCCCGCTCAACCCAGGATGTTCCAAAAATCCAACGCGACGTTGACAAGCTGCAACTCGCCTTCATCAAAGCGAGCCGGCGTTTGTCTCAACTAAACGAAGATTATCCGCCCTATTGGCGGAACCTGCGGGAGCGTGATCGGGCGGAGAAAGTCTTGCGGGATTTAGGCATTGAACCAATTAATCCCGCAAGCATTGAAGCGGAGAAGTTGCTCGCTGCGGAATTGCAGCAGAAATTGGAAATTTGAAAATGGGCGAAACTTTCCATGCGATTATCCGCACCACCGCTATGGAAAAGCCAATCTGTTCGGGTGGTGCCGAACAACAAATTACATTTGATGGCGTTAGAAGCCACGAATGTATCGCCCATTCTCATATCAAGATTGCAATGACGAATGAATACTCTCAACTGCCGCGTCAAGTTCCTTCCATTCATCGGGCGTCGGATCACGATTTGCGGCCTGCATATCAGAGATTTTAGCACTTACTGATTTTAGGTACTGATATGCAGGACTAGTAGCATCAAGCAAAGCAAGAGCGAGAGATAACACTTTCTGAGTCGTTGCGAGGATAGCGAGAACTTCCATGTCACTTCACTCCGGCTTGAATAAGAATATTCTGCAAAGCTGTAAGCGCAACCTGCGCGGCTTGCAAGCTTGTCTCGATTTGATCCTGATTCGGCGCCGCCGAGTGAATTGCCGTCTCTGCATTCTTAATTGCAACATAAGCGCCCGCATCGGCGCTGCGGATATCCGCCACAATCGGATCACTACAAGACGAAGCCGGGCAAACTTGTTTCTTATAAGCAAGCGCAACCTGCCCCGCAGCATTGTATTCCGCTTCCAATTCAAAAACCGCCTGTGCGCTCGATTTCGGCGCTGGCAGCAGCAAGCTGCATCCTGTGATGGATATGCAGCAAATACTAATTGCTATTTTATGTCTCAAATTTCTCTCCATTCAATAGAAGGAATTGCAAAATGAGAGCACAAGAATTAGCGGATAATATCGCATCGTTTCTCGCTGGCGTATTGCTTACAAGTATTTTTTTCTACATTTTCATTGCGTAATATAGCACAATCCCGTGGGGGGAGCAATGAATGATATTTTTGACAAGCTTCTCGCCGAAGCCGTTAAAAACAAGCCAATCGAACAAATCGACATACCCGTTCTTCCAAAAGAATACCCAATCGCTGTTGTTCTCTGTACTATCATAACTCGTTGCACTGCGTGTGCTGCGACATACGAGCATCCCAATATCCATCTTCTCCTTCAATACAAAAACATCCTCAAATGGTGCGGCGTGAATAATACGCTCTATTGGGATTTACCGAGGAAACGAATTCAAATCCGCCAAGAGGCACCAGCGTGCAATCATTGTTTCGGCGGGGAAGATTTGAAGGACGGAACCTATTTATTCGGAGGGAAGTATGATTAGAGCAAAGAAAGTTTATCTCAACCGAGAAAACATCGGCGAAGCTCATTCGTGGAATGAAGTGTTCGCCTTGCTATCAGAGAAAGCAATTGCACAAGATTCCATTCAATATCGAAGCGAAGGGCCGGATGGATTTTATCTCTTTCATCCTCTCTCGCGTCCCGATTTATTGGCCTTTGGAAAATCGGTGACGGGATGAAGATGGAAAATGAAACCTATCTCGGCGATGCAGTTTTTGCGTCATTCGACGGCTTCCAGATTTGGCTCCGTACCGGCGATGGCAACAATCAACGGATTGCGTTGGAGCCGAGCGTCTATTTCGCACTTACGCAATTTGCCCGTGCAATTTGGAATCCGAACCGCGAGACGGAGCATGACCATGACTAACCCCGACATCGCCGGGCTGGTGCAGCGGCTGCGCGTATTCGCCCCAGGATACGCTACGTTGCACAAAGAAGCCGCCGACGCCCTCGAAGCCCTCTCCCAGCGCCTCGCCGCCGCCGAGGCGGCGCTGGCGGAGGACCGAGCCGAGCAGTGGGAAGCCGAGCGGCGCGTGATCGAGGCGGCGCGGGCGTGGCGTGCGTATGAAGATCATTCCGAAGAGAGATTAGTGCAAGCGGTAGAAGCCCTCGCCGCCCGCCAGCGCGGAGAGGAGGAGTGAGATGAGCTTGGAAGCTTGGGGCGACGAAGGCGACGTGCCGCAACGCGCCGAAGATACAGCGATGTTGCAAGAGTTTCGCGACGTGCTTGCCAAATATAAGCGTTGGCGGCAGCGTTTTGAGAGCGACGCGCCGAGCGATGTGATCCTCGGCGGCATGAAGTCCCTCGCCGATACGCTCGACCATTTCGACGATCTGTTAAAAGAGGCGCTAGAACCATGAGTCCGGAACGAATTAAACAGCTCGTTGATCGCTTTCTGGCATGGTCCGTGCCGCCGAGTGAATGCGCCGATCCGTGCGCGTCTATGCCGAACTATCAATATCCACGCTCTGGCACCTGCTTTTTCTCGGCCGATGGCGCGCGGCAGATGATCGAACACTTGCTGAGCGATGACGAGTCGGCCGCCCTCCGCCGCGCCCTTGCCGACTCCCAGGCGCAAGCAGCGGCGATGCGGGAGGCGCTGGAGAAGGCGCGCGCTGTGATGGCGCAGAAGCGCTCTTGCCCTGACCCTGACTGCCGCATGAGCGCGAATTTTGTAACGGCACTTTCATTCGTCGAAAACGCCCTCGCCGCTTCCCCCTCCGCCCTCGCCGAGCAGCGGGAGAAAGAGCGGCGCGTGATCGAGGCGTTGCGCTGGGCACTTCCCTATGCAGAGAGCGAAGTGAAGAGGCGCGCATTCGCCAATGTCTCGAGCGCCATTGAGTTAGCGCGCAAAATCACAGAGGCGAAAGAAGCCCTCGCCGCGCTGGAGGAGAAGCCGAGATGATCGAGATAGATGGCCGCTTGGTGAACCCCGAGCATGTCGTTACCGCGGAAATTGAGCGGCGCCATTATGTGAACGGCTCGGGATCTTGGCTTGTCGTTCATCTTCTCGGCGGGGAAGTGATCCGCCGCGAACACGGCTTCGGCTTCGATGCTTATGCCGCATTCGACAAGTTGAAAGGCAAGCAGCCATGACCGCGCCGATGCCGACGCTGGAGGAGATCGCCGAGGCCCAGCGCATCGCCAATTGGTGGCATACCGGCCGTCGTCCGCTCGGCCATCTGCACGATGAGATCGCCCGCGCCCTCGCCGCCCATCGCGTTGCTATAAGGCAAGTGACGATCGAAGAGTGCGAGACATGGCACGCTGACGAAGCGCAGTCGCATCATCATGACGGCCATTTTAATAGCTCGGATCACAGCGAACGCATCCGTCATCTCGATTGGGCCGAGTTCCACGCCGAATGTGCCGAGCACTTTCGCGCCCTCGCCCGGAGCGAGCCATGACGCGCTTCTGGTGGGCCATGCAATGGGTGACTTATCCCCTCTATCGCATCGGGATTCGTCGGCCGTTTGGCTGGGCGCATGTCAACTGGCTGCGCACGCACTGTCGGAGCTTTGGCGAGCCATGACGCGCGGGCTGACAGAGCGGGAGCGGCGCGCAGTTGCAGTTGCAATGTTTGAGAAAGCGCATGAGCCGCAGGTGGCTCAACTTACGGCGGCGCGTCCCATGAAATGGACCGAGATAGGCGAGCAGTTCCAAGCCTACTGGAACGGCTTGTCAGACGCCGCCATCGCCGCCCTCACCAAACTCGGCTGGAGCGGGCCGAGTGCGTAAAAATATTCAGAGGAAGTTCATAAATGCCTGACGATTTATCCAAAGAAAACGCTCTGCGTTTTTGGGCCACCTTCCATCCATTTAAAACGAAATACGAGATAGCAAAGAAAATCGCCCTTGCTATCTCCACATTCGATAGAAGTGACCCCTTTATCCATAAACGCACTTTCTACCATCTCCTAAACAACGTCGTTTGCCCGGAGGATTTAGGCTTTCGGGGATTGAATGGGGATTTATTGAAATAAGCAATGAGACACAAAAATCTCGACCCGCCAGAAACGGTCACACTTAATATTCCTAGAAGTGTCATTCTAAAAACCCGAGTTATCCTAGCCGATCCTAGCAGCGGTAAAATCCGCTACGGAGCGATGGCGAAGCTTATCACGAATTTACTAGAGCAATGGCTTTCAAAGAATGCGACGAAATTGGAGAAAAGCGGAAGCGGCGGAGCTATTCCGTCTTAAGAAACTAGGATATTCAATCAAGCGACTTTCGAAAATATTCGATAGAACAGCGAAATCAATAGAAGCAAAACTATATCCGAAGAAATATATTCCAATTGGGAGGGAGAACACTGTTATCAAAACATGCATTAAATGCAAACGGCAGAGAAGAATGTGGAAGCATCAGCGGTTCTGCCGGCATTGTAGGAGGTTGATAAATGGAAGTTGATACTATAGCTCGATTGCAGGATTTGAGGATTAAGATTTTGAACAAAGAGCCGGTTTCGCCGGAAGAGATGTTTCAAGTTTTGATGGATTTGCGGAAGGGTCGCCGCGCTGCGGCAGAAACCCGGAGCGCAAAGCGGAAAGACGCGAACCCTCTCCCGGAAGATTTGAATTCTCTCTTTGACAAAGTAGTGGAGGAATAATGGATACGAACGGATTTATCATCGGATTTCTTTTGGTTGTCCTTGTTTTTATTATAATGAGGTAACTATGGTCGATTCTTTAGTCCATGCCAACACGCCAGTCTATAAATTTTCGAACGACGAACTATGCTTGGCGTTGGAAGTTTATTTGAACAATAAAGGGATTATATTCCCCGCCGGGAAACGGACTTACTACGCTGGGCATGATCACCTTTATTTCTTCATCGACATTCCAAATCCGAATGAGAGATTGCCGCAGGAGGCGAATCCCGACCTTACTGCATCAGAACTCGCCGCAGATACCTACTACGATTCGGAGAAAGATATATGAGCGCATCCGGCAGAAGCGATTTAATAGACATAGCTCTCGATAAGAAACATGAGACAAGCGCGGCCTTTTTAGTCTCAGATGGAGTTACAGAATGCTGGCTCCCGAAATCGCAATGTGAAATGAATGATGATGGCACTTTCACCATGCCGGAATGGCTGGCGAAGGAGAAGGGATTGATTTGATGGCCGTTCGAAAACCCAAATTCGACTTCCCCGAAGTCATAGACAACACAATGCGAAGTGATTTCGTTTCCTGTCCGCGGCGCTTCTTCTATTCCCATATCAAGAACTTGAAAATCCCTTCTAAATCTCTCGACCTTCACTTTGGAGGCTGTTTTGCGAAAGGCATCGAAGTCACCCGGAAGGCGTTCTACGGCAATGACGCCCCTTCAACTTCTGATCTATCGCTTAAACGAATGGAGGGTGGAGGAACTATATCAAACGAAATTGCAGCTATCGCGCTTGGAGCAATCGCTATCATCCGCGAATGGGGAGATTTCGAAACTCCAGAAGATGCAACGAAGAATCTCATTTCATGCTTGGATGCTTTTCTATCTTACTTTATCCAATATCCTCTTGGGAGCGACAGCATTCGGCCTTTTTCTTCGCCTAACGGGCCGTTGGTAGAATGTAGTTTCGCGCTTCCAATTCCAGGCACAAAACACCCTCAAACCGGAAACCCGATCATCTACGCGGGCCGCTTCGACATGATCGGAGTTTTCAATGACGCCAATTTCGTTGTGGACGAGAAAACTACAAAAGCTCTTGGTCCGACTTGGGGGAATCAATGGAAACTGCGCGCGCAATTCACTGGATACGTATGGGGAGCGCAGGAATATGGCATCCCAATCCAAGGCGTCATTATTCGCGGCATCGCCATTCTCAAGAAAGACATCACCTTCGCCGAAGCAATCGAAACCCGTTCTAAATGGGAAATAGAGCGCTGGCTCACCCAACTACAGCGTGACGTAAAGAGGATGATCGCCAGTTACCGTAAACACTACTGGGATTTCAACCTTGACGCCAGTTGTAGCGCCTACTTCGGTTGTCCTTACTTGCAGCTATGCGACAGCCAATTCCCGGAGCGGTGGGAGTCGAATTATGAAATTCGGAAGTGGAACCCTCTTAAAAGGAGTGAAGGATGAAGCATTTGATTAATATCGAAAAGCACCTTTCGCAATTCACAGTAAGGCAAATGAAACCTGGCGATATAGGCGAGCTAAGAACGCAAACAACGGCGTTCGTTGATATTATTTTAAAGACCCTTGATGGTGCTGTGTCTCTTATTACCGGAGCATTTTATAGATTGGAAATTTATGAAGCCTATGATGTGAAGCTTATTCCTGTTGGTTCTACGCTTACGTTAACGGTCGGAGGTCTAGAAAAGTGAAAATCAACGCCCTCCTCCTCGGTCCTATTGGAACAGGCAAGACCTATTCTCTTCGGACCTTTCTTGATGTTGGAATTGACGTGTTCATTTTGTCTCTAGAACCGGGCGTTGCAGCTACGCTTGAAGAGACGGACGAAGCCCATGTCCATTGGCATTACATTAAGCCCGCCAACGTCGATTGGGATACTCTCTCAGAGAGTGCTAGCTTGTTGAACCGGCTCCCCATCGACGCTGTTATCAAAACCAATTCAGCCAACAAACAGGAATACAATCAATTCCTTCAAATTTATTCCAGTTGCGCAGAATTCGAATGCGACCGCTGCGGGAAGAAATTCGGCGCGGTTGACAGTTGGGGAGAAAATCGTGCTTTTGCTATTGACGGCCTTACTAATCTTAGCCGCATGGCTATGCAGTGTGTTGCAGGTGCTTCTCCTATCCGGTCCCAGCCACAATGGTATGCTGCGCAGGGACTTGTTGAAAATTTCTTGGTTAAATGCACTGGCGATCTCGGGTGCAGCTTTGTGCTTATCTCTCACGTTGACCGGGAAATAGACCAAGTTCGCGGCGGGCAAATTCTGACCGTCTCAACGCTAGGCCGTGCCCTCGCTCCTAAAATCCCTCCCATGTTCGATGAAGTTATCTTCGCAAAACGGGAGGGGAATAAGTTCAAGTGGAGTACGGCGGATGTTGACGTTGATCTAAAGGCCCGCCGGCTTCCTATCTCCGATGATCTCGAACCGTCCTTCGCGCAGATTTTTAAAAACGCCAAAAAGAATGGGAAGAAGAAATGAATACTGTCTACGTTCAAACCGCTTTGATGCGTATTAGAGAAGTGCAGGAAATGCCCGATCGGAATACTAAAACCGCTGATAGCTTCCTATCCGAAGCCTACGAAGTCGTTGAGAATGTGATTAAGGATTTGAAAGGAGAATCGAATGACGGAACAGAATGAGGATACAGGTATCGACTTTTCCAAGACAGAAAATAAAACAAACATTCTCAGGCGACTTCTAGATGATCTAGAAAATGATTTAATAGAAATTGGCGAGCATATCCACGCTGGGAATGTTAGAACCGCCAAGGAATGGATTGAGCAAGCAATCACTGCTGGGAAAGTTAAGGCACTGGAGCTTTTGTCGGACAATGAGCATAAACCCGAAGCAAATTCGTAACATCGTCATCAAGCCGCTGTTAGAAGATTTAGAACAATTCTCCCAAGTTCGTTACAGCGACTTTTCGGAGAATCTCCTAATCGCAACAGCGGCGCAAGAGACGCATTGTGGGGAATTCTTATCGCAAGAGAATGGGCCAGCCCGTGGCATTTACCAGATGGAACCAGCTACCGCTGTCGAGTTGGTTCACAACTTCATAATGCCGAAGTATCCCCGCTGGCAACAGATTTTCGAAAAGAATTCCGTATTCGTCTTACAAACCATCACTGCGGCGGATCAACTTTGTTGGAATCTCCGATTTGCAACTCTGATGGCTCGCCTTTTCTACTTCCGAGTTCCTGACCCACTTCCAATTGAAACCACAATGGAGACCCTTTGGGCATATTACAAACCACATTGGAATACATCGCTCGGGAAAGCGACTTTCGAAGAATTCGAAGCCAACATTACGAAACATTCAGACATTCAATTCCAACCGAAAGCATGAAACATGTCAACCTTTGATCCGGAACAATTCCTCAACACGCAACATACCGAAGCGAATGATACGAAGGTTATTCCGGTTCCGCCGGGGGAATATCTAGCTCAGATTACTAAACTCACTCCCCGAAAGATCAAGACGAAGGACGGCGGGGAGCGTCTTGTTATGGATGTTCAATGGGAAATTCAGGACGAATCTGTTAAAAAGAAACTCGGATTGGAAAAGATGTTCGCCCGACAGTCAGTTTTCCTCGATTTGACAGAACAGGGCAGCATTGATTTCAGTAAGGGCCATAACATCCAACTCGGCCGGCTCCGCGAAGCTTGTGGGCAGAATAAAGCCGGGAAGAAATGGAGTCCTTCCATGCTTCTCCATTCCAGCGCTTATATCTTTGTTGAACAACAGCCTAATGAGAACGATCCCGAATCGCCCTATTCCAACGTCACGCGAGTTGCGAAGGAACAGGGCGGAACTCAAAACAAGAAATCGAAGGCAGCTTAGTTTTGTGAACCGCTAAGCCGCTTTCGATCGTGGCGGGACGGGGTTGGGGTTGTGCCTCTTTCACAACGCGATTACTAGCTAATCCCGGGTCATAGCGTAGGGGCGCCCCGCCATCTTCTCTTTTTGGAGGATTTAACATGGAACTCAAAATCGACAAAGAGACCTTTTTCCTTATCGTTAGTGAGGGTCTACGTCAGGTAATGCCAAAGTTGGTGTATGGGAGACGCATTACGATGATCGAAGGACCATCGAAATATGGAAGTAGAGACCTTGTTGAATTGGAATTTGAAGATTCACCGAAATCGCAGGCGCTCATAGGCACCATGCAAACTCCCCCTACAACCGCCTTTGGAGGTCAAAACTATGCAAAAGATTGATTGGAACTGGCGCGATTTCGAAGCGCAAGATCGGGAAGCAACCAAGATGACGGATGATCTTGGAATTCCCGCGGAAGAAATGGCGCAAGTGGCAGGGTTTAAGCTGGTGGCTGTTTCAACGCTCATCATGCTCCATCGTCGTCTCATTGCATTAGAAAAGCAAGTTGAGGAAATGAAGAAATGAAAGCTGGGGAGATTTGTGAAACCGCCGCGAAGCTGGTTTCCGGAGATAGAGAAAACACTCATGGGGATAAGGTTGAGAATCATCAGAACATTTCTCGTCTCTGGAATGCCTATCTAGGTTGGCGATTGAATACCGGATGCTATCTTAGTGCAAAAGATGTTGCCTTGATGATGGCGCTTGTCAAGATCGCCAGAACAAAGACTGGCGCATTTAATCCTGATGATTATGTCGATTTAGCCGGTTATGCCGGATGTGCTGGTGAGATAGCTCAGTTTGAACAGCAATTCGGATCGGGGAATTGATGATTTACTCCGGCCCTTTCGATGCGAAGATTGTGATTGTCGGCGAAGCGCCGGGAGCGGAGGAAGAACGCCACAAGCAACCCTTCATCGGGGAGAGTGGGAAGGAGCTTACAAAGATGCTGCACGAAGCCGGCATTGACCGGAATGAGTGCTTCATCACAAACGTAACTTCCCACCGCCCTCCCGGCAATAATATCGAACATTTCTTCTATTCGAAAAGGGAAGCAAAGCTTCTAGGAGAGGAGCCTTTCAATGGCCAATATCCGAAAGAGGAAATTAAGGAAGGGATTAGAGAACTCTTCCAAGCGCTCGAAACAATTAAGCCAAATGTCATCCTCGCTCTTGGAAATACACCACTCTGGACTTTGTGTGGTGAGACAGGAATCACTAAATGGAGAGGCTCAATTCTTGTCTCTAGATGGGGGAAAATTGTCCCTACTTTTCATCCCGCTGATATTCTCCGACAATGGAACCATCGTTCGGTCGAAATACAGGATTTCCGTCGCGCAAAACGGGAAAGTGAGTTTCCAGAAATCCGCAAGCCCAACTGGCAATTCCAAATACGCCCCAGCTTCAAAGAAGTCAAGGCATACGTAAATGACTTGGAACGCCGTGCAAAGCGCAATCCGATCCCGCTTGTATGTGACATCGAGACGCGAGATTGGCAGATTGCATGTTTGGGTTTGGCTTCGAACCAGACGGAAGCGATATGCGTTCCATTTATCACTAGAGACATTCCAGACGGGTACTGGAATATTGAAGAGGAAGCGGAGATAGTTCAACTCCTTCGCCGACTTCTTACTAATCCCAACATCAAAGTCATCTTCCAAAATGGTCTATTCGATTGCCAATATTTCGCAAAGCAGTGGGGCTATATTCCCAACTTCACCCACGATACGATGGTGATGCAACATGTCTGTTTCCCTGGAATGCTTGGCGGACGCATTGACAGCACAACAGGCAAAGTCGGTAAGAAAGGTAGTTCGCTCGCTCTTTCCTTTCTTTCATCCATGTACTGCGAATATCATAGATATTGGAAAGATGATGGAAGATTATTCGATCCCTCAGTTGACGTTGAAGATACGTTGTGGAGATATAATTGTGAGGATTGCGTTAGAACATACGAATGTTTCGCCGCCTTGTGGAAAGCGCTTCAAGCTTATAAGCTCACCGAACAATATTTGTTCGAAATGAGTTTGTTTCAGCCTGTGTTTCAAATGATGATGCGGGGAGTGAGGATTGATGTTGGACGGCGAGCTAGTATTCAGCGAGAACTTCGAAGCCAAATGAAAGAGACAGGAACTTGGCTCGACTCCGCCGCCGGACATCCGTTCAATCCCCGCAGCGCTCCGCAGATGAAGGCATTTTTCTACAACGATCTTGGCGTTAAGCCCATTCTCCATCGAAAGACGAAACAACCAACGCTTGATGATAAGGCACTCCAACAGATTAAAAAAAGCCAGCCTCTTCTAGAACCATTTATCGACAAGATTGAAGAATTTCGCTCCCTCGGCGTTTTCCTCTCAACCTTTGCGGAAGCGCCGCTTGATTTTGACGGCAGACTTCGTTGTGCCTTCAACATAGCAGGCGTTGAAACCTTCCGATTTTCCTCAAATGAAAGCGCATTTGGAACTGGAACCAATTTACAGAACATACCGAAAGGAAGTGAAGATTGAGCACCTTGCGTCTATATCCAATTCACTTTGCCGATGCAAATGAATTTGTTCGCTTGCATCACAGGCATCATCCTAAAGTAGTAGGATATAGATTTTGCGTTGGAGTAATGAATGCCCATAGACGGCTAGTTGGCGTGGCTATATGTAGTCGTCCGGTTGCCAGACATCTAGACGACGAAAAAATTATAGAAGTAACACGTTTATGCACCGACGGTACTAAAAATGCTTGCAGCAAACTTTACAGTGCGTGCGCCAGAATCGCTGAAAATATGGGTTATGAACAAATAATCACGTATATTCTAGAAACTGAATCGGGACACTCTTTAAAAGTTTCTGGTTGGACTATCGACGGTGAAACTCCGGGTAAACCGTGGGTTAGAACAAAATATGGAGAACAACACTATGGCACAAATTTACACGTGCTAGGAAAGAAAATTCGTTGGCGAAAGGATTTAAAGCCAAAATGAGCAACAAAAGTCACCTCTCCCCGGCGGAAGTCGCGGCTATGGCACTCCACACAACACTAGTGGGGATTGCAGCTAATAACCAAGAACTCCCGCCAACCGTCGTTCTTCCAATGATTGCTCATATAATCGGGCATCATCTAAATTCCATAATCGAAAGCAGCCCGCCCGATTTGGAATTCCGCAGCGGCTTGCGGAAAGCAATACACGAAGCCTTCAACCGTGGCCTTCCTAACTACTCTCTCGTAGCTGAAAGGAAACAATAATGGATGCTAAGACAGTTGTGGAATGTTTCAACGACGATTGGCTTCAAGTGAGGGATGAAAGGGCGAATCTTATTGGTTTCGTTCATACAACCCTCTCCGAAGGACAGAGGATAGCAATGCGAATCGGAAAATTCCCTGTCCGCTTCCTCGCCCTGCCGTGCATCGTTTGTGAGGAAGGCATGAAGCCTCAAGAATTGCCCGGTTTCCATCCCGCCAATACCCCCGTTGTCGATCTAGGCCCCGATCCTAAGACAAAGGCGGATGCTGTCGCACAAGAACAGGAAGGTGAGTGATGTTGCTAGTATTTGACACAGAAACAACTGGGAAGTGGGATTTTCGCGGAACCATCGGTGAGCGGCATCAGCCGAGACTTGTTCAATTAGCTGCGATTCTCGTACAAAATACTGGGAACATATCTATAAATTACATAATCAAACCGAATGGTTTTACAATTCCAGATGAAGTTGCCAAAATTCATGGAATTACCAATGAACGGGCAATGGAGGAAGGTGTTCCGATAGAAGCTGTATTGAAACATTTTAATCTGTTAGCATATCAAGCCGATGAAGATAAAGACGGTTGGCTCATTGCCCACAACTTTAACTTCGACTTCAACATTTTGATGAACGAACATTATCTCCGCCGGGAGGATAGTTCGTATCTCGGGCTATTGAAACCATATTGCACAATGCGCGCCGCGACGAAGCATTGTCGGCTTCCCAACCCGAACCCCCGTTTCTCTGCTTACAAATGGCCCACCTTGCAGGAAGCCTACCGCCATTTCTACGGAAAAGACTTCAAAGGCGCACATGATGCTCTTAATGATGTAAATGCCTGCCTCGCCGTCTATCATGCAATCCAAAAGGCGGAATCAGTATAATGCGTAAGCATACTTTTTTGAAGCATGAATCATGCACACATGTTAATTGCCCCATTTGCGCTGGCGGTTTATCTTACTGCACGACTTGTAAAGGTGCAGAAGGATCACTTCCAACTCATTGTCCTGGCCGTCCCATGACAAACTCAGAGTGCTGCGCCGTATATGATGGCATAACAGATTACATAAACGGCAAGTGGATTTCTAGACATGGTTGCTAAAACCATCAAACTCCCAAACATTCGGAAAATGTTTCTGCCCGATCCCGGTTATGTGCTTGTTGATGCGGATTTAGAACGAGCCGACGCGCAAGTTGTGGCATGGGATGCGGGAGATGCGGATTTGAAAAAAATATTCCGCAGCGGAGCGGATATTCATACGGAGAACGCGAAGGCGATTTTTAAAACGGCTTCGCCAACACCAGTCCAGCGTCAAAAAGCGAAGGGCGGAGTTCACGCCGTTAACTATTTCGTTCAAGCAAGAACGCTCGCCGCGCAGTTGGAAATCACCATCCATGAAGCGCAGGAATTCATTGACCTATGGCTTCATGCGCACCCAGCGATCAAAAGATGGCATGAGAAAATCGAAACGCAATTGATGATGACTCGACAAGTTCAAAATGCTTGGGGCTTTCGGCGTTTCTATTTCGATCGCATCGAACATCTATTGCCGGAAGCCCTTGCATGGATCGGGCAATCGACCGTAGGCATAACAATCAACAAAGCGATGATGAACATTTATCGAAATCTCCCCGAAGTCCAACTTCTCCTCCAAGTTCATGATTCCCTCGTCATGCAAGTTCCCGAAAAACTTTGCCCCGCCATCTTCTCCGAAATCCAATCCCAAATGCTAATTCCCATCCCCTATCCCGATCCGCTCATTATTCCAGTCTCGATTAAATATTCTGAGAAGTCATGGGGAGACCTGCGGGATTGGAAACCGAATGACAAGAAGGCAGCTTAAGGATTGGCTGGAAGCTTATCTTGAATATACCAATAATCTTGAATCACCTGAGATTTTCCATTTCTGGACGGGAGTATCAACCATAGCTGGTGCACTTCGGAAGAGGGTTTACATCCCTCAACGTCATTTCAAATGGTATCCTAATTTCTTCATCATCTTCGTTGGCCCACCCGGCATTGTTAAAAAATCAACCACAATGGACGTTGGGAAGAAGCTATTAAAGGAACTTTCCTATATCCACTTCGGACCTGACATTGCAACTTGGCAGGAGCTTATAACGAGTCTATCAGAAGCCCGCGATGATATTCCAACAGAAGACCCCAACAAGGCGGCGAATCCTCTCGAAGTAGAATTTGAACCAAGCTGCGCCATGACAATCTTTTCCTCCGAGCTAGGCAATTTCATTGACCCAGCCAACAAGGAACAAATCAACGTTCTAACCGACCTATGGGATGGGAGGAATGATGTTTTTGAGAAGAAAACGAAAACGCAGGGGGATGATATTATTCCGAATCCATTTCTCAATTTATTAGGATGCACAACACCCGCTTGGATGCAGGATAATTTTAAGGGTCAATTCATTGGATGGGGGTTTTCGAGTAGGACGATTTTGATTTATCGGGATCGGAAGAGGAAGAGGGTTGCGTACCCTGGCCTGGACGCGGAGACGGAGAGCGACCATGCCATGCGCCGGGCGTTGGTGGCGGACCTAGACGCCATGGGCTACCTCGCCGGCCCTTACGCCCTTGCCCCTGATGCCATTGAGCTAGGCAAAGACTGGTACGATGCTCATTGCGACCGCGAAGATGCCGTCAACGCCGACCCCTCCGGCGACCCCTACCTTCAACACTTCCTCGCCCGGAAGCAAGGCCATATTCACAAGCTCGCCATGATCCTCGCGGCGAGCCGAAGGAATGAACTAGTAATCACCCGCCTCGATTTGGAGGATGCGATAAAGCGCGTAGATGAAATAGAGACGGAGATGCACAAACTCTTCAATCGCCACGTCCGAATACCGGAGAATGGCACGGCCAAGTACCTCGAAGATTTGTTAAAGCGCTATGGCCGGATGAAGGAACAGCACGTCTACGGCGCCTTGCTTCGGATGCACGTCACTTACAAAGACATCTCCGACGCTATTACACTCTGCTTGAAAGCGGAGTTGATAGAGCGTATATCAGAGGGAGGCGCGTTCTGGTTGAATCTTAGGGAGACGGACCATGGGGAGGATGCTGTTTAGCCTTTTGGCGCTTGCCAGTTTAGCAAGCTGCGACCTCCCCCGTCGCCGTCATGATGTTGTTTTCATCGTCCCGCCGCCATCCCGCGCTACAATATGCAGCCCCGCCGTTGTATCGGGCGGGGTTCCTACGGGACAGGTGATATGTCGATGAATTCAGAAGATAAATGGGATGAACTCAACAAGGGCTTCATCCTTGCGGCAATTATTGTTTTTGGCTTTATATTCCTCACGGTGCTATAGCAGGCTCCGCAGCAACGCCAGCACGCTTCCCGAGGATCGCCGCTGTCTGTTCGATCAAGCTAACCATTTTAGGTGAATCAGGGTTTGTATGACTCGCCGCCGCTAATAGCGTGCGACCGACGCGAGAGCCGAGAAGTGCATTAAAAGTTTTTGCCGCTCCGTAGGCTGCAATTCCGCTCCCCGCCAACTCCGCCCCGCTCTCAATACTTCCCCGCATCGCATGTTCCAAGCCAATGAACAACAAAATAGACGGCGCGGGAGTATGAAACTTCGGTTCTTTCCCTGCCTTCGCCGCGGCATTTAGCATATTCGAGAAACCAATTAATTGATTCTTCTCTCCAGGAGTGGAAAGTTTATCCATTGCCAGTTTATTGTCGAATAGATATTTTTGCACCGCGCCTGGATTGAATTTTCCATCTTTCGTAACAGCATTCTCTAGAGCTTTCTTTATCAATACCATCTTCAAATCATTCTGCCCGCTTGGGCCGACGATTTTGATAAAGTTGGCAATCTTTTCAGGGTCTTTTGATTCGAGAATGGAAACAGATTTATCATATACATCTTTATGGGAGAGATTCGCCGTGAGGCTATCCGGATTGACGCCAAACATCTTTCTAAATGGAATGATATTTTCCTTGAAAAACTTATTCGCTTCCTCATGTAGTGCGATCAAATCTTCCGGTTTCTTTCCCGCCTTGTTTGCGATAGTTTTTACTTCATCATACAGCGTATTCCGTAAATCTTTCAATTGCCGAATCTTCGCAACGTCTTTCGTACTTTTAAGTTGCTTATTGACTTCTGTAAGCGCATTGAAGAGTTGGCTTGGTTCAATTTCCTCCGCCTTTGGCCCGATGCCCTGTTCTTTCAAGCGCTGTAAAAGAATGCTATGAATTGGGTTATTCGGATCAAGTTCAACTCCGCCCGCTTTGACAGCGCCCGATTCGGAATCGGATGAAAGGATTTCCCTAACCTTCGAAACTGTCGCGCCGATGCGATTCGAAACAGTAGATTTCTTTAATTTCGCTTCCAATTCATCTAGCGCGTTATAAATAGGCTCCGATGGCTGCGGACCAAGTTTATCCCCTGCCGCATCCCTTAAATCATATTTCTCGGTCTTAATCTTATTCAGTCGATCGAAATTACCTTCAATTTTTTGTTTCAACGCGCTTGTGTGCGGTTCGAGAGACTTGACGGAATCAACTAACGTTTTGAGATATTTATCAATCCCAATAGCATTGACAATCTTCGTAACGCCCGCTGCGGCGCTTCTAGCGACTTGCCCACCGATAGTTCCGCCAGCGCTTCCTAGCAATGCATCCTTCAACCGATCTGCATTCTCGGGATTCTGGTAGAACTGCGTTGCGCCAAGAGTTCCGCCAAAGATCGCATCGCGGATCGGAGCCGGAATTTTAGCGATAGCGGCGGGAATTTGCGGTGCTAGCGCCGTTGCGCCTCTCGCAAGCGCTCTGCCCTGTAAGACCGTCGTCCCAATATTTCCCAGCACTTGCCCCGTGCTAAATCCCGGCTGGCCTTGTGCTTGCGTCACAACGTCGGGCGTATTGACGAATTCTGTGAATTGCTTCGCTAGATCGGGAGAAATGAAGCCAAGCGCTGCCTGAATAGGTCCGGCGAAAGCATCGGAAGCGCCCTGTATCGCCCCCAGCGCTCCCGCCGTGATCCTCTGCCCCGCCTGGGGGTCAATCACCTGCCCCGTCATCGGATCAACGGATTCAGCATTCGATTTTACAATATCTTGATCCGATATCCCTAACTCATCCAAAACATCTTTTGTCGCCGGAATTGGCGAAGCGGATTTCGTAACTTGCTTAATTCCAAGCTGATCAAGAATATCAGCCATTATTTCGTTTCCTGCGTTTCATGCTGGCGGATTGTGGTAATAATATCCCGCACCGTCACGCCACGATTGATGGCGGCAGTGTTCAATTGATCGGACGTGAATTTTCGAGTTCCTATAGAAACTGTCTGCCCCGCTGGCATCAAATCAGACGGAGAATATCCATTCTTTCCTTGAAGAATTTTTCCATCAAAAAATACATTCCCGCTCTTATCCACCTTCAACGTATTCGCTCTTTTTATAATATCCTGCATCTGTTTGATGGAAGTGTCAAGCGAATCCGTCACAACTTTCGTTCCGGTGAAACGTTTTTTCTGCGCCATTAGATCGGAAAGCGTATCTTGCGCTATGACAGCCGCAGAAAGAATATTCTGCGCTGGACCTTTTCTGAAATTAGGAAGAGTATCTTTAGAAATATTTATTTTCCACTGCCCGCCGAACCCACCGCCAGCAGTCGCACGATTATAAGTCAATTGATGCACAGCTTCGAGTGCGGAAGCTCTGTCCATGCCCGGTTTAATCCAGCCATGGTCTTGTGCATAAGCCAACATATTGTCAATAGGGCCGCCCGTAATTTGCCCCTGCCCAACTGCATCCAAAACTTGCCCGAGATTATTTGCTGTCGCACTTGCATTCCCCGCAATCTTCGCCGCATCACCGGGGAGTGGTTTTGGTTGCTTAGCCGTTTCAATCTTCCCAAGAGTCTCCGCCACATTCTGTGGTTTCCCGCTCGCAGCGCTCATTCCTAATGCTAGCTTTTCCGCCGGGTTCATATCTCCCAATACGTCATTCATTGTCGGCACCGCCGGTTGCGGCGTTCCAGTCGTCGAAGCTTGCTGTGGCTTTCCTTGTTGATCCGCCGGAACCGTTCCTGTAAGCGCTTGAATAAGCGGTGCCATCATCGTCGCGGAATTCTTTAAATTCTGTGCCTCTACAGTCGCTTTTTCCGCTTCCGCCTGCAACTGCGCCCGTCTTGCCGGTTCCGTTGCGGCTTCGGCTTGAGCTTTGAGCGTAGTCGCCTGCGCTTCCGCCTGCTTCGCATGATTCAACGAAAGCTCGGATTGTGTTTTTAAAGAATCGAGCAAGAATTTCGGTTTGATAAGAGAAGCTTCTTCGTTGGTTTTTGCTGTTTCAGCCTGCGCCCTTTGCTGAGTTGCCTTAGCCGTTGCAAGTTGGGAAAGTACGCCAGCAAGCTGCGTTCCTTCCGGCCCTTGCGCAACAAGCTGCGGGAGTGCCTTCGAAATATCTCCGCCGGAGGTTTGCAGAATTTGTGCTAGCTGCGATTGCTTCTTCTTCTGCGCAAGCTTCCCAGCTAACGCTTGAATACCTTGCGATAGCGCCGTTTGGCGAGGATCGGGGGGAAGATACACAACTGCCATAACACCCTCACACGAAAGCGGCTAGGAGCGGTAATAATTGTGATGCAAGCCCCGGACTGCCGGGATTAACTACCGTATTTGTGTTCATTGTCTGCGGAGCAAATGCAGAAATCAAATCTGCTATTCTTTGTTGTGTTGCTTGAGCCTGTCCCGTTAATTGCGTTTGTTGCGTTGTTTGCGGCACGGACCCGGCAGACAATAATTTAATCAATTGATCTATTGGCGCTTCATTTGCAGCGGGAACAGAGTTAGCGGCAGTTACCAACTGTGCGTTATTTGCAAGTTGATATTGTGCCCCCGCTCCCGCGAGCGTTTCGGCGAGATTGGTTCCTGCTTGCTCTCTTGCCTTAAGGGCATCGCTAGAGAACGCGCCTCCTGCACTTCTCCCATATTGCCCTTCAATCGCTGGAATTACTTGTTCGTTGAAATTCTTGATAAGTGGCTGCGCAACGCCGGTTTCAAACGCATTCGTGGCGGGATTATTTCCCTGTGCTAGAATACTCGATAAAGTTGAATTAGCTTGGCCTTGGAGGGGATTATTCGTCGCGCCAGGAACTAGATTTTCCAATCCCGCTAGAGAAGTCAATTGTAGCGGCGAAAGCGGCGCACCGAATTGAGTCCCACTTACCCCAGCGGGACTTTGCCCATTCAATAGAATAGGCAGCAATCCGCCAAGTAATTCTTGTTGCTGCGGACTGATGGTTGAGAATGACGTGTTGCTAACGCTAGGACCACTACCGCCAAGCGCCCCGCTCGCCAACAAACCCGCTCCGGCTCCTAACGCAAGAGCAGTTCCGCCCGCAAAGGCAATAGGCATTAATATAGCTCCTCCGAAATAGCGGGATAACCTTCTCCCCGGAGATTATGAACGCAACAAATTACAGAATCAATTATAGCCAGGAATTCATGTTTTTGTTGCGCTTTGATTGTAATGATTGAAGGCGAGAAAACAACACCTTGGTATTTTCCGTCAATCCAAACCTTAATCGCTCCAGTCGCAACTATAGTTGGATGATCGAATTCATGAACATGCTGTTCTGCCTTCTCCCCTTTATTCAAAGAAATCAACTTCGTCCAAAGCCAATCATCTACATAAAGTTGAATACCGGGATTCTCTCTCTTCTCCCCGACGATTTCAGGAACCTGCATTCCGGCGAACCTCGAATATAAGATGGGCACGAGGAAAATCTCCCCAATTTCCGGCGCTATGATATTGACGCACATTCAGCCAAGTCAAAACGCCAGTCGGAATATGTCCTTGTTGATGGCCGCAATAAAGCATTGCGCTTCCATTTGTGATAAGAGGAATATGAAAGCGGAGATGTTCTTGTGCATACGGTCCACGGTCGATATGCCAATTCATTGCACTATTCGCCTTGAGAATGGAAATAACCATCCTTCCGAGCGGTGCAGAGAAATTTATTAATTTTGAGATAATCGGATCACCTGCAATCTTCTCCCTCGCCTGCGCGACTAACGCATTGAAGGAATCATATTTCTCCAACACTGGCCGATCAAACATCGGAAGATCATCAAACCAATTTTCTCTCGTCCAATTTTTCTGACATCGGAGAATAAGAGTTTTATGGGGCATATTTGAATCGGTCATTTCTTCACAATCGACTTCCAAGCCCCACAAATTGCCTCGCGTGATCTTCCACAAATCAACCACACAGGCCGTTGTATCGAGTTGACCGATGATTCTAATGTTATCCATATTTCCTCCTACCAATTTGATTCCTGATCCCATTCTATTTCCATCCAAGAGATGGCGAAAGCCGGGTCGGTTCCGCTAAACCTAAATCGAATGAATTCGGATACCGTTTGTTTATATAATTTCTGTCTAGAAAAAGAAGTCCCAAAATTTACAGCCCCCATTATACTATAACTATTTCCCTGATCAAGTGATATTTCAACCAAAACGTTATTCCCCCGCCCATTCAGGATAATTGCATTCAATCGGATAAAGAAATCCCTCATTCCAAAGTCTTTTGTGACGAAGTACCAGTTTATCGCATTTCCATTATCATTCTGAGTGATGTAGTCGTAGTTGTAGACTTGAGAATTGACGGAATCGCAGAGAAGCGTGATAGGCGCATTTGCTAGAGTAACTTTCGAATCCCATGTCCAAGTCTGCGCCGCCCAAGAGCCAACAAGAGAACTCCAAGTCCGGCTAAGTGCACTTAAATAAAACCCAAATCCGCTCATTGAGTTAAAGAACTTCCGCACAAACCAAGCATTATTTTCTAGCACAACCCGTAGCATCGTATCCGGTACATTAGAATTGGTGGATGGATAGAACATCCACACTTCATCCAACTCCCCGACATAGAAGGCAAAAACGCGATCTTTTTTCGTCGGATTTAGATCGCCAGTAATAGCAAGAGTTTTGTAATAGATAGAATTCCCTATTTCCGTTAAATCATATCCACCAACATATTGATAGATGCCTTGGTTTCCTATAACGATATGAGAACCGCCCGTCTCCGCAATTCCGCCGCTCGAAATCGCCCCCTCGCCTTCCAGCATGTATTCATAAAACATTATCTGTCCGGGATTGCCTAAAAAGCTCCCCCGCATGACGGTTGTTTCGCGATATATAATAATCCAAGGACCGAGGAGATTTAGGGAGAGAATGAAATCTTCTGTATCTAGGAGGTTATCGATTCCGGAAATTCCGGTATCCCAATTCGTCGGATCGCCCGCGTCACTGCGGCGGATTCGTTGTGGAAAGCGCGTTCCGTTCTCTGTCGTATCTCCGATGAATAGCATTTCATGGAAAACGCTAATCGCTCGACAACTAGTGTTCGTTGGTAGACCAGTTACGTCTTGCAGAATTCCGCCAATATAATATTTAAGATTATCAACTCCATTAGTAAATATGAGCCAATTATTGGCAGGGAATGTAAGGAACTCGACTTGGAAATCGAGACTTCCAGAAAGAATAGGGGCGTGATTGACTGTCGCCCCATTCGCAACACTGCGCGAAGCGGGAACCGCTGGATTAATTCCAACCGACGCACCGATACTTGTAATTTGCGTCTTTAACTGCGTTCCATTATCGAGCGGAATGCCAAGCCAATCATTAACACTCCATCCCGTTGCGGAAGCGACGGAAATAGAAGTCGCCCCGCTCACGGCACTAGCTGTTGTCGTCGTTTGATGCTGGTCAGAAACAAAATCCCATTCCGTATTGACGGAGTTCCATGTATAAAAACTACCAGTCGTAGCTAGAATGAATTCATTAGAGCCATTCGTTAGAAATATTTGAAATGCCCCTTGCGGAATTCCTAAAACGGCCTGCCCAAAGGTGCCATATCCGGTATCCGCCTGCAATTTCCCCTGCACATAATCCAAATTCAGCAAATCCGGGCTTTGACTCGGATCAATGTCTTCCGGGCGGACTTCTAAATTAAGTCCACCATCGAATTTCGGAATCTGCAATCGTTGCCAATCGGCTTGCTGGTCTGGCATGTTAGCTCTTTATAATGTAGTTCATAATGAGAGTTGGCTGCACATTGTTATGCGCCGAACCACTGCCGGCGGAACCGGAAGTAACGTTAAAACTGTGTGTATGGTCGTTGTTATTGCTACCGACCGAAGCCGAAAATGGGGCAGTATTAGTACCGGCGAGAACTTGGGCTATAGTACTGGCACCGCCACCAGTAGTCCCAGGAACACTGACAGAGTGCGTATGGCTTACGCTCTCTCCACCAGTGTTGCCACTAACGCTATGATTATGTGAGGCTAACTCCGTTGAAGAAAGCGAATGCGCTTGCTCTCCGCCAGCGTTTCCAAGTGCACTAGCACTTACACCGCCTGTAGCACTACTCGTAAGCCTCCCGGTCGCATTTGCGCTGTCAAAACCAGCAACGAGCCTGCCGCGTAAATCGGGAATATTGAAAGTAGTACTTCCATTCCCCGCACCGTAGGTTGTGCCGATTAGAGCGAAGAGAGTAGCGAAAGTCGTTCGAGAGATCGCGGAACCATCACAAATAATCCATCCACTTGGCGCAGTTGATCCTGCAAAGGGAATAACCGATCCGCTCGGGACAGCATTAGCCGGATTAAATGCCTTTCCTGTCTCGTCAACGGTGCCGATTTCGATCCAAGCAGAATCAGCTTGGTCACGAAGCCAAATCGTATTAGTTCCCGTATCGTGCCAGAATACGCCTTTTGTATTTTGAAACCCTGTCGAAGCCGCTGTTGGTGCACTCGCACTAGCGAGCATCGTTGCCAGCGCATACAAGCTCTGATTCACATTACTCGCAATCGTCTGCACCGCCTGCTGCGCAGCATTCACAATTCCGCTGACGGATTTGAATATATTTTTCTGATCCCCATAATCATCTTTTCTAACAGAAAGAGAGGGGAAGGAGACGGGAAGAGGGGAAAGTGCCATTAGGTTTTAATAATGTAAGCCATAATCAAAGTCGGTTGGACGTTGTTATGTGCAGCGCCGCCGCCAGTGGAGCCAGTGTTTGTAGTTCCTCCGATTGGCGAAGTGCCTGAGCCACCAATTGCACCCGCACTAACCCACGGTGTTGTATGCGTATGAGCGGGCATTTCATTGATTGTGGTTGTATGCCCCTGCTCACCGCCAGAATTACCAAGTGCGGAAGCGGAAGCGCCGCCGGTTTGGGCAGCGGTTAATCTCCCACTAGCATTGCCACTATCAAAACCCGCCGGAACCCTGCCCCGTAGATCGGGAACATTAAATGTAGTAGACCCATCCCCAGCGCCAAAAGTTGTTCCGATAACAGCAAACAGTGTAGCGAATGTCGTTCTAGAAAGGGCACTCCCATCGCAAAGTTGCCATCCGGCGGGCGCCGTTACAGTACTCCAAAGTCTCACTTCTCCCGTGATAGTATTGGAAGGAATGTTAAGCGCGCCGCCACTCGTTAATTGCAACGCTCCATTTACATCATCCTTCCAAAAAAGTTCAACATGGCTATTTACGAGCTTTGTATAAACTGATCCTGCCAAACCACTTTCCGGCGCTGGCGTTGGATCACTGGCGCTTTGCAATAACGTAACTTGATTATGATATCCATCCGATGCATCGCCATTTAAAGAATGATCGACTTGAATTCTCTCTCTAGTATTAACCTTCAAATCTCTAATTCGATTTGCGCCCTGGGATGCATTTTCCGAATCAGCGGGCAAACCTTCGTATGTTCCGTTCCATACGTCAGTGAATGGGCCAGCCATTTATTCACTATGTTTACCTCTACTCATATGTTCGAGCATGTCTGCAACGCCAATTGTTTTCTTTCCAGCCGGTTTTTTCTTCCTTCGATTTGCTGCATTTGTTTTTCTAACTGATGCGTTTGCGACTTTGAATGCCGCTTTCTCATTCCCGTATCGCTTTACGGCACTATTAAATGTCTCCGCAAATGCCCGCTTCGCCTTTCCCGATTTCGCACTGTGATTATGTTTATAAGCATCTTTCGCTGTGTATGGCATTTTACGGGTGTCCTAAATGACCGAATACCAAGGAATAAATAATGAAAGCCATCGCGCTAATTAAAGCTCCGGCAGACCATCCTACTACGTTTGTAAGTAGTTTGAGTTGTTTATTAAAAGCTTCATACTGCAATTTGCATTCTGCTAAATGTACGTCTAATCGAGCGTTTACTGTTTCAAGCTTCATTTCACCATTCTTATTGCTGCGGCGGCTTGGCATTGTTTCCCGTATCCTTTGCATGAAGGAAATTCAGGGCGAAGATTTCGATAAGTTTATAAAGCTTCCCAATCGGCGAATTTGGATCGGGAGTTGGCGTCAACGCCGCGAAAGCGCCCGCGGTTGTAATAATATGCGTCGGATCGGCAAGTTCCCAATCGAGAACTTGATTGATGAAATCTAGGGTTGTCATCTATGCAATCCTTATGAGAGAAGTTGCTGCGCCGGAAGCCGGCATTGAGAGGGTGAAAGTCTGCGCCGTGACGGTTTGAATTCCGCCAAAATCCCACAATGCAATAGAATCCTTCCCAGCGACTGTATTATCATACATCATCGCACCATCCGTGCTGAATGATGCGGAAGTCCAACTAACATTTCCGAAATCAGCGATGGCAGTTGTTCCACTGGCTGAAACGCCTGTATTAGTAGTTGCGTTTCCCCCGGCTGTATAACCAGTCCCGGTCACTTCATCACTGTTTCCAGTGATATTCGCATACGCAGTTGAAGCTGCCCCGTACGAACCAGTCGGGGTATGTTTAATCAAAGCGAACTTAAATGAATCTCCTCCAGAATCGAGATTATATAATTTCTTCAACAGTCCTGTTTTGAATGAAGTACAAATTGCAGTCGTAATTGCCATATTTTAATCCTCACGAATCATATCCGCTATTGCAGAATCTTTCTTTTGTGCGATATATGCGTCTCGAAAACGGCGATCATCGGCGGCGCTTCGAACTGCGTCTAGCACAACCTTATAGATCGCTTTTCGCACGGCTAGCGCTTGTTGCCTAATCGGCTCCGGCGCATTGTTTCCAACGGAAATAATCTTATTAACAGCAATATCCGCCCATAATTCGAGAGGTTGGCATTTCTCCGGCGGGGAAATGTCAATTCTCAGCGCTCCAAGACCGCCTTGTAATATGATTGGCTTCAACATTGTGTTCCCTGTTTCGTCCATGAATTGGAAGGAGTATTGATTTTCGTCCATGTATTTGCTGGTCCCGCCAATGGGGTCCATGTTACTGAGGCGGAGCTAGAAGAAACATATGGCTCGCCAATAAATATGCAACTATGCTGCCCTTCTAGGTTAAATAAAAGTTCTCCTATGATCCCCCCTAGGCTGGAAACAATAGATTGCCCGCTAAGATTTGGTGCGATTTCTGCCGACAATACACCAGCACTAGAGATTCCTGCCTGACCTAAAAGAGAAAAACTAACTGGCCCGCCTGGGACAATCGCTTGAATTAAACCTTGCCCGCTATTCCCGGCCTGCCCTGAAATTACGATTATCGCTTTCGAGCTTAAAATTCCCTGCCCAGCGGAAGAACTTTGGCCTGAGAAGAGAAAGGAGAGAATTGTTTGTAAAATTCCCTGCCCCGCCGTACCGGCTTGCCCCGAAAGCTTCGGAGAAAGACTCGTTGTCAAACTTCCAATCGCGCTTGAGAGCCTTTGCCCCGTCAAATTGAAAAAAATAGTAGGGATTTGAATAATTCCTTGCCCACTTATCATAGATTGACCTAAAAGATCAATCAATGCGACGGCGGTCAAAGTTCCTTGCTGTGTTTGAACTTGTTGCCCCGTAATGGAAGCAAGAATATCTGCAATTAAAGTTCCCTGCCCACTATTCCCAGCTTGTCCTGGGAGAGACGCGGTTTCAACAATTCCTAAAATACCTTGCCCCGAAGAATTTTGCTGGCCTGCTAGATTTACCGTAATACCTGCACCGCCGCCGGGCGTGAATGACAAACCACCCACGCCAACACTTCCACTAGTACCGAAAGTGAAAGTTACATCGGCCGCGCCGCTTGCGGTCATCCACTCGGTCATGGATGAAAGATTGAAGAAATTGGGATCGCTCGTGTTGATTTTGTCAGCCGTGTATCCGGTGCCCGGAGTGAAGGCCGCTGCACTCGACCCATCTTCCTGCACGCAACCCCAGCGAAGATCGCCGCTAAGGCCAAAGGTCGTTCCCGTTTTCACTCCGTCAGTTGTCGTCGGCGGGCTGCTCTGCACAACCACTGTCCCGCCGCTGTTTGTCGCCGTTGATACGCCGGTGCTGGTGAACTCACTCACCAGCATTTGCAGATCGGCGATGGACGACGCCATGTTTTGCACAACGGTTTTGACGCCGCCGGGATGATTTATGAAATATCCGATCGCGAAGGTTTGTGTGTCGGCGGTATCAACCACGCGCGCCTTGATCGTCGCTGTAGCACCACCGCTCGTCACCGAACTTAAATCAGTGGTAGTTGCGCTGCCCCAAGTGCATTGCCAGGGAACAAGGTTTCCGGCAGTGATATTCGCGCCGAATGTCGCAGTATTAGCGAGGCTCGCGCCAATGCTGTCTGCAACAACACCCGCTTGAACGCGCGACCAAGCCATTTAGACCGACACCTGAACGAGTAGATTACCTGTATCATCAAAAATCTGGAAACTATCCGTTACCCCCGCGATCTTCCAGCCGGTGCCTTTGAGACCAAGCCCCGTTTGAACTGACATAGGCGGGTTGACGGGGAAAATGTGGTCAACGCCATTGTTAACCTTGCCGCTAAAAGCTTTGCCGTTCACAGTTGCGTTTACGGTGATGAACGGAATGGTTGTCGGGCCGATAACATGAATGCCCGTCAGCATCGTTCCTGACGGCGGCATTTGCTCCGCCGATGCTGTATCGTTCAATATCAAAGCAAAAAACCAACCATCGGAAGGGCTATCAGCAATGACACGTTCTGTCATGTATAAACCGCCCTAATGAAAGGATCGGCCCAATAATTGTTACTATCGCCGATGGGATTGGTTGAAATATCCCTCGATACTTCCATATCCGGGCGTGTTCCCTCTCGTTTTATTGCTTCTTTCGTTGCATTGACGGCTTCTTGCATGTAGGGAGCCGCTTTTTCTGCCCGGCCTAGGCTGTTCCATAGATAAGCGAGGGAGAGATAAATTAGAATATCATCTTTATTATCAAAATCGCTCACTTGCGTTGTAGCACTAACAGAAAGTGCCGTAGGCCACGAAGTCCAACGAAGCTGAGCTTGAAATGTCGCCGATGGAACCGGCACCATGATCGCGATATTTCCCCAGCGGGTGTAGATAGAAGGCCAGCCAGGGGAGAGATATTCCGGAACCGGAAATCTTTGATCAAACCATCGCCATGGTTTTTCCGTCATCTTCCTCGAATTCCCGAGGGAGCCGGGCGAGGCTGTATTATCAACTAAAACGAGGGAATGAATCGTCTTAATGCCAGTCGGAAGGGCGAGGAATTTATCATTCGCCCCCACTCCCGTAAACGGCACGGGAGTAGTTCCAATCTGCTGCATTTCTGTGAAATCGTAAGCCCGAGATAAGCGGGATTGGGATAGATTTAGAACATTAACAATTCTCTGTGTTGTAATATCCGTTCTATTTCCCAGTCCCGCTATAATCTCAGATACGAAATCGGATTGAGCTAGAGAACCCATCCAAGATCATCCCATTTGCCCAACCGCAATGAAATTCATAGTACCAACATTGACGGCATTAGCAACTTCAACATCGGCGTAGATAGTAGCGCCGGCAGTAGTAACTTGCGTACCATAAGCACGCAAGGAACCATCCGCCGAGTTCCATCTAACTTTATAGCCATTGCTCGAAAGCGTATCAATAACAACCGTCACGCTAGCGAGATTGGCGAAATTATTCTCAATCCCTGCGCTTGGATGGGTATTATCATAAGAACTGACATTAATGGAGCCACTAATAAAACCATAATGGCTCGCACCAATAGCAGCGGCTTTGGGTTGATCATAAGTAACAGTCGGCGCTGCCATCTATTGCACTCCTCTTAGAAGGGGAAATCACAATTGATGACGCCCGTAGCAGCCGCACCCGTCTTTACAACCGTTCCGACTTGCGGACTTGAAGCTGCGGCCGAAACCGCTAGGGCAGGATAAGTCGCACCAACTGAGGTAAGAGCATTCCCAACAGCACCGGGAACGGTCCAACTCGTATTAACTTGCTGAACGCCCTTAATCTGAATCCAGCCGTATTGAATGCCGCCAGCGGTTGCTACCGCTGCCATTGCCAAACCTGCCGCTTGCACTGTCTGCGCCCCGTCCACAGTTTGATTATTCGTATCCGTCGCAACGTAACAAACAGCATCACCCGCAGCGACGGCGTTGCTGCCACTAAACTTGACGTATTTAAAAACTGCATTCAATTCAAACCGGATGGTGCCAAGAGGCTCCATCGGGCTTGTATCAATATCCGTCAACTGAGACTTGAAAATCTGCTTCAAACCAGCCATTTCCCGATACTCCGATTACTGCGTGTTCACATTCTTCAAAACGCCCTGCACCTTGCGGCGATTTGTGACGAAAGCGCACGCCGTCACAATCTGCGCCGCACGGTCGTTAGGCTGATCGGGAATCGGCTTCCACTCCGTCATATCGAAATACATAGCCGGATCATAGATGAATTCGAGGAAGCGAGTATTTAGGAAATACATGCGTTGAGAAATAGCGGGCGTCCAGACCATCGGAATTCCCTTGAAGGTCTGGTTTTCGAAACCCGCATCGGCGAGTTTCGTATTAGTCGTGCGATAGTAGGCAAGAACCGTATCTTCGTAGAATTCGTAAGAACTCTGATCGCTGAGAATAATATCCGGCGCATCCATGCGGCGGTTGTTCATGCAATTATGAAGAAGGGTCCGCATCTTCGCCACGCCATTCACGGCGAAGGAAAGATTATTCATATCAGTCACTTGGTTTTGCCACCAAGTATACTGACTCGGATCAATGCCGCCTGCATTGTTGGAGGAGGAAGCGGGACTATCAGGGACGAGGAATTGAAGGCCATCAATAGCGTTCGACGCTGCACCGCCAGCCGCAGCAAGCTGCGTTTCAAGAGTCGAAATCAAACTTTCTTGGGTATTGTCAATCTTCTGCCGAACCCAATTGAGAATTTGATTCTTTCCTGAATTCTGTTGATCATCCACCCCAAAGCGGGTGATATTAGCGACAAGATAGCGCCAATTATACTGGCCGACAGTGAGGAACTTATAATCATTGAGGGAAACAGTACCGCCGCGGGTGATCCAGCCCACAGTCGCATTAGAAGCATAGGCTAGATTGACTTCAATAATACGCCCGCCTCGCACAGCGCGAAGCTTCCCTTTATCCTTCAACCAAAACCAAAATGGAGCGGCGGAAAAAACGTTATCCGCAACTCCTTCCCGTCGATTCTGCCAAGTCGTAGTGTATAGATCGTCAAGTGCAAGGGTGATTGAATTTACCATTGTCCTTTATCTCTCTGAAAATATATCCCCGTATTTGGCTGTAACTTCTTCAAAAGCAGCTTCCAAAGCCTGTTCCGTGCTCATATTGGCTTTCTTGGTCGAGGTAGTACTACCGGGAGCTAGCCCGCCAAAGCTCGGCTTTTTCGCTTGCTGTTTAGTGTCATCGCCAGGGTTATATTTCTTCGAGAGTTCCGCCGCCTTAGCGGGATTTTCTGCCTTAGCCAGTGCATAAACTCGGGCGGGAGATAGACCAGGACTTTCCTGCGCTATCTTCACCATCTCATCCTTCCAATCCCAATAATCTTTATTCTTGGAAGAAAGATCGGTGATTTGGGTGGAAAGTTGCTGCGCCCGAACGGTTTGATCGACTGTTTCAACCTTATCTGAAAGAGGCTTCGCGAAGGTTTTGTTAATTGCCTTCAATGTCTTGGAGACAATCATCTCCGCGAATTTGGAACGAGGCATCGTCTCAAGATCGACTTCGCCCGGTTCCTCTTCCTCTTCTTCTTCCTCATCGTCGGATTGAGAAGTCTTGGAAGATTCAACCTCACTGCGGCGTGCTTCGGCGAGAGAATTCAGCTTATTCACGCTCGCGGTAAAGGTTTCGATCCCTTTCATAAGGTTTTGAATGGAGTCGGGAGTTAGCCCCGGAGTTGGATTTGCATTCGAGTTATCAGGATTCGGGGAATTCGCCCCATTTTCATCCGCCATCTAAACTCGCTCCTTGTTGGCTTGGTTATCTTTCATCCTCTCCGCATTGCGTGCCATAGCCAACGAGCGGTAGATCATAGGCAATGTTTTTTCAATCATTGCCGGCGTTATATTTCCGAGAAGGGGGAATTTAATATCCGGTCCTTCATCGGTGAAGATGATAATGAGTTTTCCTAATTGCTTTGCCATGCTCTTATATCCATTTACCAGAATTCTTCTTCCACGTCAAGGAATCCTCGGCATAGATGGAACGAACGCCTCGTTTTTGGCATTCTTTTACTAAAGTGTTCATACTATCACAGTAGACTGGCTCCAAATCTATATTTGGATACCATCCTTCCTTAAAGAAGATAAGAGCCGGGCGTCCGTATTGCTGAACGCCCTTCCCTTTCTTACAACTCGGACACTTCGGCTTAGCTGTTTCTATCTCTGAAATAGATAGGAAATCTTCCCATCTATGCCCGCATTTCTGACGCGAGCATTGGAATTGGTAGAGGGGCAAGTATTACCGCGGCTTAGGCTCAAACACTTCTGTTACTGTAATTGTGTCTGATGGTCCGATCCAGAATGCCTTACTTTCCCCAGGAGCAAGCGCAATACCCGTTTCTTCTACATGTTCCGGTTTATCTTCGTAAGCAGGAAAACGCCTCTGAAACGTCACTCGCGCGTGCTGTTGCGGATTAGAGTCAGATGAATTTACGATATGAATTTGTGTGGTCATTTTCAATCTCCTATTCAATCAAATTCGCATTTGGCATTTGTGCCTGCATTTGTTGCATAACCTGTTGAAGCTGGCCGAAATCCATTGGATTCTGCGGCGATGTTTCGGATATTTGCTTTATCATAAGGGAATCGAATTGAACGCCGTAGAGGGAATTCAAGAGGAATTGCGTTAGAGCGACGGGATTAATGAGCGGGTTTTGTTTCAACAAACCATAGGTCTGAACTGCCTTCTGCTCCCGCAATTGCTTCGTCTCAGGAAGGGAGGAGTCAGGATCAACCTTAACTTCATACCTCCCGCTCTTAAGCATCTCCGGCTTGAACTTGACCCAAATTTGCAAACCAGCCGGGCCGACAATATCAATAACTTGTTCCCCACTCCATCTTTCAAACATAACATGGTGCATATCGGAAGTCATGTTGACGAGCATGTCCGCTGCCGCATCGCGGCGTTCATCAACGCGGATTTGCGTTGCTTGATTGACAATATTAGCTTCCGTTGCGCTTCGATCGGCGCTGCCTTTTGCATATTCCCCAAATTGATTAACGCCAAGGCCGAGAATTTCTTGCACTTCCTGATCCGTCATTTGTTCAGATTGGATAAGCCCGGCAGGAATGGGTTGTGGCGGCATTTCCCGAACGTCTGCTAGTTCACCATCCACTTCCACAACCGCTTTAACTTCGGCTGAAACTAATTTATCCTCCTCATCGGGAGTGATAGCACCCTTCTTCGCTAGAATCTTTGCAATAGTAACACGCCTATGACGCATTATCAGTGTTCGAATTTCATTCGCTTCAAGCTGCATCGGCTCAATGATTTGCGAATCCGGCACGCCCCAAAATACTTTATCGTCTTGATTGAAGATTAGGGGATAGTAAGGAACGCCACCATCAACCTGTAGATCATCATCTTCATCATAGAGAACTCGTTTATCCGGCTCGCCGTGGGGAGCCAACAACATAACCCGTTGCGTTTTTTTATCCCTCACTTCCACAATGTCAACCAAATCGCCGGGGTCTTCGCCCTGCAACTTTTCGGTAAAGCTGGTTGTGCCGGATTTTAATGCGCCAGTGTTTTTAAGACGAGAATCTTCCTGTACATCGTATAAGGGCCGTCGCTCCCAATGAGCAACCCAGCGGGCGGAATGAATATCTTGCGCCCCTACCGGAACAATAAATTTTCCAGTATGAACAGAGAGGAACCAAGGATTGTTGGCGGAGATTAGATCGTTGTATTCAAGATGTTTCGGATTTTTCGAACTTCCGCCCTGCGGCGATTCGGTTCCGAGCATATCCGGCGTGGGGGTGAATTCCGCTCCGAAGCCAAGTTTCCCAACACCCGTTCCGAACATAATTCCATTCTGAACAATCCGTTTCATCTGCTCCTTAACGCCCATGCGGACCATTAATTTATTATCGGCACGTTGGAGAATTTTCGCCAACAACATATTGTCATATCCCGGCATCGCCGGAATGATGGAAACGGATGGATTTCGATAATAAACGCGAGGAACTAAAGTGCGGAGGGTTTTGAAATAGATATTCTTCGGCAGAACTCCCGGTTTCCACAAGCCACGGTAGAAGTTCCGCCACATGTCCCACTTTTCTTCGTAGGCATATTTTTTACGGTACTTAATGCCGGCGTAGATTTGCTGCATCCACCAGGAAACGTCCGGTTTCCCACGAGTATACCCGTCGCTCATTTATTTTTGTCATCAGTCATTAAAATAAACCCCTTGCGGCTTACCCTGAGCATTTAAGATTTGCTGAATAAACCTGTTTACTTGATCTGTTTGTACTGGATCAACAATCGGTTTTTCGGGTAATTTATAAAATTGCTTTATAGAAGAAGGGGCGCTATCTGAATATGTAGGTACGTTGCTATTTTTAAGCAAAAGTGAAAGCAATGTATTCTGCTGATTCTGCTTATCAAGTGCTTTAACAGCGTAGTTAAGAAATAATTGATCTTGCGCCTTTCCTAGTAATTTTTTTTGTTCCTCCGGCGACACTTTCCCAACAAAATGTGGAAATAGCAATGCGAATAAATCTGGATCGTTTGAATAAGTTGGCATTACAACCAACCCCATTCCTTCAATTTCGCAACATCATCATTAACTCTATCGCCGATGTCGATTCGATATTGCTTTGAACTCACCTTGATTCTATCGAGAGTACGATAGACCCGTCGCTGTGCTTCGCGCGTGTAATCTGTATACTTCTCTCCGCCGCTTCGCATTCTATCCTGTACACGTCCCCGTGCGGTAGCTTTAAGAAGAACGCCATCGCCGCCGGCTGTATAGTACTTTCCTCCCTCAAGATATAAGTCGGTAATAAAGGCATGTTTCAGCACTCCATCATCAATTCCGATGACAGGCTCGCCATATTCATCATCCTTCGGCTTTGAAACGGGCCAGGGCGGGATAGAGAGGCGAACTGCCATCATCGTATCCCGCGTTAGCGCCATCTCCCGCTTAATTCCAACGGCAACTTCAAAGAAAAAATCTCCAGCCGGCTCATCTAATCCTTCAAGCAAAGCTTCAATCGCATCGTATCCAAGACGGGAAGTGAACTCCAAAGCGAATGCGCCATCCTTATTCACAATACAATTAACGTCAATCGGACCACGATATCCAACATGCCGAAGAAATGGGGTAAGTTTTTCAACAGTATTTCCAGTGAGTTTATTCCCGCTCCCAGCGTTGAGAACGATGTTCCCCATACAGCCTGTATTTTGCCCCAAATTTCCGGCGAGAAACCGCTTTTCTTCAAATGTATGGTTGAATGGCTTAATAAAATCCCGTCCGTTGAACCATCCTTCGGTGCTGATTTCAATTCCGTTCACTACCTTCTGCACTATTAGACTGGCAGTCGCGGGAATCTTATCGAGGGAATAATCCCAATCGGCTTTATCTTTGACAACCATTGTGGTTGCAGTATTTAAATTCCCATCTGGCTTAATGACAAGCCCAAGCCCCCAATCTGTTTTGGAGGGAAGATCGCGGGCTTCGTCGCGCTTTGAAAATTTGAAGGTCTCAGGAATAGAGATGCCGGCTTTTTCAAATAAGTCCATTCCAAGACGGCGGTTCAATTCCACACTCTCGACCGCCTTATTGCACGAGATAACCGGCTTCCCCATTTTTCGGAAGAGTTCTTCCTTATCTCCGAAGCCGACCATATCACAAATGATTAAATCCGCCTTCGCCAGCGGAGTTCGCCATGTCGAGACTCGATTACAAATTCCCTTCCCTGCCCGATCGAAGCGATTTTCCTTAATCCAAAGATCGACGGAATGGCCTTCCATCGAAAGCCGCTGCGCTACGCCAAGCCCATCGCCTTCGGCGGAGAGGATTAGAATTCGCATCAATTCAAATCCTGTCTTGGGATCGGCCAATTCCCATGGGATTTTTCAGTAAGCTCCTTCACAATAGACTCGAAGGAGAAAGGATTTTCCGTTTTCGCCGGTTCCCGTTTCTCCGCAATCGAAAGCGACGCCCGTTCAAAAACGAGCAACGCCAATGCAGTTGCCATCACTGTATCATCATGACATCCTTGTTCCGCTTCTATCTTCCCATCATCTTGTTCAGAAAATGTTTGAATCTCACTATGAAGAACAGGCGAATGGATAGTTGCTTCTGCCTGCAACATCCTCCTCGCATTTCCTAACATATATCCTCGGGTAGTCTCTGACGTATAAGTACCATATTGTGATAAGCGTATGATACCTGAGTCGCCAGTTTTTGAACTTCCTCTAGAATGATGGATACGTCCACTCGGATAAGCATCGGAGACAATTTTGATTGTTGTAAGGCCATGATTATTTCGCTCAATGTTGAGGTAAGCGTTGTTGAATCTTCGGCCAATTTCAATGAGAGCATTTCCAAAGGCGTCAGGTTCTTTGCGATTGGAACGCCATTCTCCAACTTGCTCTCCTTTTTCGAGGCAATAGATTTCCGCTACGCTGTAATCCTTCCCAACTCCGCCGCCGACATCAGCGCCGATGACATAGTGTAATTGCGGGTGCGGATGTCCTTCGAGAAGCCAAAGGTCGAGCGATTCCCGTTTCCAGCTTTTGGTTGGAATATAATTGACCTTCTGAAAGAACTGGTAATTAGTGGATTGGAAGCATTCATCAAGCGTGATTGGATATTCCGCCTTAAAGGCGCGAAGATCGGAATCGAATTCATCTACGATCTTAGAACGGCGCCAGTGTAATTGTTCTGGCGTTAAACTTCGCTTCGCAAGTTCAACCTCTTCCAAATCTTCATCAAGATTTTCTAGGAAGAACTCCCGTTCATATTCATTGGCGAACCGTAACGCACAGTCGGACGAATCCAGCCAATTGTAGAAATGAAGTTTCCACAATCCGCCGCTGGCCGCGCGAAGGCATTGTCTGTGATACCAATTGCCAACACCGTTGCCCGTAGATTCAACACATATTTCCCCCTGCTCCGCAGCCTGAAAAAGCCCTCTAACCAATTTTTCTGGATTGGCCCAAAACGCGATTTCAGAACAATGCAAATCGGTGATAGTGTCACCTCGCCCAAAATTTCGCGAACCGGCGGTTCCAATATAAATATGTGAATTCGTCTTAGGGAATGTAATCTCGTTACGGTTGTCATACTTCGTAACCGCCTTTGCTCCTTTCGCATTCTCCAGCATATAATGAATGCGATCTAATAGTTTTTGCGTCGCTTCCGTGTCATGCGAGACGATAACTGCACTGCGATTACGATGGAGAAGACAACGGGCCAGAAAACGAGCCAACACATAACTCGAAATACCAAGTCGTCTAGCCTTCGGAACAATATTCCGATTTGTCCATTCCGAATCAAGGCGAAGCTGATAAGGGTTGAGAATAAAATCAACATCCCTACCTTGCTTGTCGGGAATGCGAA